AACTCCAGGAAATCCATTACCAGGAGCTATCGGATCAACAGGTGGTGCATCTACTTTTGGTGGTGGGGGATGTTGGAATGCTTCTCCGTATAACGGAGGCGATTCAGTTTATGGTGGTGGCAGCGGATCAGGATATGCCGTAGGATTAGGAATTGGTGGTAAGTCAATATATGGAGGAGGGGGAGCAGGTATTACTCCTGGAACTTCTATTTTTGGCGGTAACGGCGGAATAGTCAGTGCTGCTGGCGGCAATGGTAACACAGGATTTGCTCCAGGCGGTGGAGGTGGTGCTATCAATACAACAACAGGAAAAGATGGCGCTCGTGGAGAAGTTAGGGTCTGGGTAATCAAATAATATAAATAAAAGACATTCTACTGGGGAAAGGGAACCAGATGGCTACCACGAATAATTCATTCGTCGCGAAGAACGGTCTTGTTGTTAATGGTAATTTGATTTATGCTAACAGCGGTCAAGTTGGTATTAACACCACTTCCCCAGATGCAAATCTTGCAATTATCGGTACAGCTAATATCAGTGGCGCAGTTGCTCTAGCGGGCACACTAGCGACAGGTAATGCTACTGTAACAGGATTTGTTAACGTATCTTCCAAGGTTGCTATCGGATCTAACGTACTAGCAAACGTAACAACTTTTTCTGTTGGTAACAGCACAGTATATTCTAATATTGCTGCAGGCACTATCAATACTACAAATCTAGTAACTGTAGGAACTCTTAATACCACAGTTGCAAACGTTTCGGCTAACGTTAATACTACAACTCTTTACGGTAACGTGATAGCTACAACAATAAATGCATCTTCGAATGTTATCACTACAAACGTATACGCTACAACTGTAACTGCCAACGTCACTGGTATTCTAACTGGTAACGTCTCGGCGTCTGTTGTTAATGCTTCGGTTAACGTCAGCACTACAACATTATTTGGTAACGTTGTTGCTACTACGGTAAATGCATCGTCTAACGTAATTACCACAAACGTATATGCCACAACAGTTACAGCCAATACTACAGGTATTCATACTGGTAACGTGTCAGCGTCTGTAGTAAATGCCTCTGCTAACGTTTATGTAGGAGCAGCTGCTAACGCAGTTTCAGTAACACCTACATCAATCAGTGTTGGCAACTCTAGCGTTAATGCTACAATCAATTCAACATCTTTTAACGCTACAACAGTAAACGCCAACGTGGTTGCTACCACAGTCGCTGCTACAACAGTCACAGCTAATACCACTGGTATTCACACTGGTAACGTAGCTGCTACCACTGTAACTGCCACAACTGTAACTGCAAACGTAGCTGCTGTAACAGTAAGTGCTACCACGGTAACTGCCAACGTCACTGGTATTCTTACAGGTAATGTGGCTGCTACTACGGTTACGGCTACTACAGTTACTGCCAACGTCACAGGTATTCTTACGGGTAACGTTACTGGTATCTTAACTGGTAACGTAAACGCTACCGTGGTTAATGCTTCTGCTAACGTCTATACTAATACCGTATTTGCTACAGCTGTTAACACTACTAGCCTATCTACAACAGGTCTAGCTAATGTTGCCTGGATGAATGTTGTTGGAGCTGTCGCTATCGGCGGCAACCTAAGTGTTATTGGAAACCTAAGCGTAACAGGCGTAACCACATATAATGGGACTCAAGTTTCTACAGGCGATCAGATTCCAAATAACAACACTTACTTTTTAGGTAACACCACGAATCGTTGGTCTGTTTACAGTCTAAATGAGTACGTTAATACTCAGGTGTTTATTGGTAACTCAAGCGTTAGTGCTACAGTAAACTCTACTACATTTACTGGTACATCTCTAACTGCCAATAATGCATCTTACCTTGGTGGTAATCTTCCAGCTTACTATGCTAACGCTACTAACATTACTACTGGAACTCTACCCGCTGCTCAGCTAAGTGGATCTTACACAGGCATCACTGCTATTGGTCTAGTAGCCTCTAACGTTAGTGTAGGTAACTCTAGCGTTAATACCACTATTAACTCAACTGCATTTACAGGTACATCAAATAACTCTACATATTTTGGTGGTCAGCTTCCAGCTTACTATGCTAACGCTACTAATATTACTAGCGGCACTTTAGCAGATGCTAGACTATCTTCTAACTTCAACACTGGTACAGCTTTACTAGCTAACAACGCTGCTTACCTTGGTGGAGTTATCTCTTCATCTTACGTAAATACTTCTGGCAATTATACTCTTTCTGGTACTCTAGCTTTCGGTAACAGTAGCGTAAATGCTACATCAAATTCTGTACTATTGCAGATAGCAAACTCTACTTCTACTGCAAATCTTACTCCAACAGGACTCTATATAGGTTCTGCTGTAGCAAACTCTAGCACTATTGTTACTACAAACGTTGCTGCGACAACGGTAAATGCTACTACAGTAAATGCTAATACTACTGGTATTCATACTGGTAACGTAGCTGCTACCACTGTAACTGCTACTACTGTGACTGCAAACATATCTGCCATAACGGTTGGTGCTACCACAGTTACAGCGAACGTCACTGGTATTCTAACTGGTAACGTGTCTGGTACAACAGTAGCTGCTAGCTCTAATGTTTCTACTAATAATATCTATAGCAATACCGTAGTAGCTTTGGTTAACGTTAATACTAATAATATCTATAGCAATACCGTAGTAGCTTTGGTTAACGTTAATACTACGACATTGTATGGTAATGTTATTGCTACTACAATTAACGCATCATCAAATGTTATTACCACTAACGTATATGCTACGACAGTTACAGCGAACGTAACAGGTATTTTAACTGGCAACGTAAATGCTACAGTAGTTAATGCTTCTGCTAACGTTAATACGAACGATGTTTATAGCAACACTGTAACTGCTCTTGTTAGCGTAACATCACCAACTTTCAATGGTAATCTTACAGCTACTTACGTTTCTTCTTCTGCTAACGTTAGTACCAATACGCTAATAGCTAACTCTGCTACTATTAGAGGTCTTGCCAGCATTAACGTAATAAGCACTAATGCTGTAACTTCTACTACGAACGTAATCGTTGGCTCTTTTGGAACTAATGCTACCTACTTAACACCAACTACTATCAGTGTTGGTAATAGTACTGTTAATACCAGCGTAAATTCTACTGCATTCACTGGATATCTTAATGGTAACGTAGATGCGAAGGTTGTTAATACTACTAGTGTAAACGCTGCTACATCTATTAATGTCGGAGCTAACTTAAATCTTAATACTTCTGCTCTACTAATTGGTAATAGCACAGTAAATACTGTCATAAACTCTACTACATTTACTGGTGCATCTTTAACTACAAATGCAACAACATTAAGTTTTGCTCCATCAAGCCTAGCAACGATTTCTGCTAACTCTGCTTATTTCCAAGTTGGGTATGGCGCTAGCGTAGTAGGTAATACGACAGTAATATCTGTTTCTATTGGTGGCACTAATGTGATATCAGTTAGTTCAACTTCTTTGTCTGTAAATGGTAACGTGCTGCAGTATTTCACTGCTAACATTCAGAGCAAGTCTGCTACATATACTTTGGTTAATGCAGATTCTGGTTCTATCATTGAATTTACTGGCGCAACAGCGGTAAACGTAGTTCTACCAAACAGTTCACCAGTAGGGTTTAGCGTTTCTGTAGCTAAGATAGGAACAGGCAACGTAACGCTAGCTAACGCTGCTGGTTCTACTATTAAGAAGAGATCTTCTGGAGCTAACCTTGCGGGTCAGTATGCTGTGGCTAGTGCGTACGTAAGAACAAACGTTGGTGGTACAGCAGCAGATTGGGTTCTTTCTGGCGACTTAGCATAGGTGTATAAATGGCTTTTATCTTTCCTTCGTTTATCGGTTCTCATGGACCCTCTAGGTTAGTTGAGTTAACTAGGTCAACAGCAGGTTCTGCTATAAACATCTTTACAGAATTTGGATCACCAACTTCTTACGGTACATACATATATACCATTAGCTCTACAATCAGTGCAGGTTCTGCATCTTACGCACTAAGAACAGGAAGTTTTCCTCCTGGATCCGTTTTAAAAATTATTAATAACGGAACAATAAGAGGTAAGGGTGGTGATGGCGGTGGTGGCTCTTACACAGGTTCTGCCGGAACTGGTGGGGACGCAATACTACTAGACCAAAGCGTAGATTCTCTTGATAATACCAACGGTTACATATATGGTGGCGGTGGCGGTGGCGGACTTTCTACATACCAAAATGGGAGCAATAATGCTTGGGCAGCTGGTGGCGGCGGACAAGGTTCTGATGGTGGTGCTGCCGGAGCACAGACTCCACAAAGTGGTGCTACTTCTGTTGTCGTTGCTATAGCTGGTTCTCTTACTGGTGGTGGCACTGGTGGTTCTTGGATTGATGCGTCTGGTTACGGAACAGTTTCTGGTGGCGGTGGTGGTACTTGGGGTAGTGCAGGTAGCGCAGGAAACTCTAATACAAGTGTTGGTGGCGTAGCAGGTAAAGCTATATCTTTGACTGGGTTTACCGGACAACTTACTGGTGGTAATAATGGAACCCAAATTAAGGGGAGTGTTGTATAATGACGGTTTATGGTGCAGATATAAATGGTGTTTTCATCGGAGAAGGCGAACCAGAAAATTTTGAATCTTGGTCTGATAGAAAGCCTCCTGATACTGAAGATGAGTATATCTACTGGGGTCCGCACGGCTGGGATATAGGATTAGCGGTAGACTCTAAAGGATTTCAGATTCGTAAAGAGAATTATAATTCTTCTGTTCCTACTACTATAGTTCCTAACACAACACACATGGACCCATATGCTAGATGGAGTCACACGCATGGTGTTTGGGTGCATTACGAAAGTGTACCAATGGCTGCTTGGGGGGAAATTATGCTTATCTCTGACCAGATAGGCAGATTTTGCTCTAACTTTGCTACAGAACATGGACAAAACTGTTTACATATTATCGCTGATACCTTTCCAGAAGTTGGTGTTGTTAAAAGAGAAGTCGAAGGCGATGATGTATTCGAAGTAATACACCCAGAAACAGGTTTACCTATTCAGGCACAAACAGGAACTGTTCACGAAAGTTTTGCTTACCAGAATAGTCAAATAGGTCTTTATGTTTTTGCCAACAAGGTTCCTGAATTTCTGAAACCTTTTTATAAAGATCCAGAAGCAGAATACTCTGGTTGGTGGGGATATAAGTTCACTATCACTGTACCAGAAGATATCTCTAAACCTCTTGATAAATACTATTCTATCAAAAGAGTCTCTAAGAAGCCAGAGTTATATAACACTCCTGCTATTCCACCAGGATGTAAAGCTGTTCTTCACGCAACAACGGTTCCTTCCGTTACCGGAGAATCTTGGATGGATGAGTACGATGATGTATACTTTCATCCAGAATTGCCTACAGAACCTGGAGAAGAATTAACTTACGAAAGAATTGAAGAAATTGGTAAATGGATAGAAGATAATTGTGGTGTATCTGCTCCATATATGGGTGTACCTTATTGGGGCAAAGCTAACTTTCTTTACGGATTTACCTACCATAAAGAAACTCTAAAGATCAAAAAGGCTAAATTTTATTTCTTCAGTGGTCCTGAACAGTTAGCTGACTTAATGCAAGATCTAATCTTTCAAGGTAGATATGACTATGCTGGTTATGTTCCAGAAAAGAGACCAATTATTACAGGATAAATTATGAGTGATTTGAGTCAAAGACTTATCGATAATGGGGTGCAAGTACATAGAAATTATCTAGGAGAAAGAACATTTTCTGTAATTTCTGAGATGCTGGAAATTATCAAAGAGTATCCCCTATGGGCACCAAAGTTACCTTATAAAGGAATGGTTACTCAGTTGTTTAACACAGGAACTGGTCCACTCGTATGGTATGCCGAAGGCTGGAAAAACGTTTATGTAGACAAACATCCTGAAACAGGTAAGAAATTTTTAGATATTCCAAAAAATATTCTTGATATTGGTAATGAGCTGGCCAAACCTATCTATACAGAGTTTGCTGCTGAATGTTGTTTAATAAATTATTATCCTAGATCTATATACCCACTGAAATGGAGATTGCATAGAGATAGAGAAGAAATTAATCAAGAAGCTCCCGTAGTTTCTATCAGCCTTGGAGCTACTTGTAAGTTCTCTATTCAAGGTCCAGAGATGCACAAGGGACCGTTAGATGAAATTTTTCTAGAGCAGGGAGACGTTGTTATACTATCAGGACCATCAAGAAAATGGTTTCATGGAATAAGTTGGATAGAAAGTAATAAAGCTAGACCTCCACTCGGTTATGATAGATTTAACATTACATTAAGAATGGTAAATAATCCTGGACATTATGGAGAGCTTGGCGCACAAACATATCCATACGAAGATAGGAGATTAAAATGAAACTTGATGAAGACTTTAAAGAGGAATTTAAGATGATTAATGATAAGTTTTGGAACAAGATTGAAGAAGAAAAAGCTTTTCATGAAAAATCAAAACTTGCAGACAAGTATTGGGTGTACAAAGAACTGTACGGTAAGTACATGTTTAAATAAAAATAAATAGAATAATAACACTGGGGAATTATAATGGCTGTACCTACTTCAAGAGCTACATTTAAAGAGTACTGCTTACGTAAGCTAGGTAAGCCAGTCATTCAGATTAACGTCGATGATGATCAGGTAGATGATCGTATTGACGAAGCTTTGAAGTATTACTGGGACTATCACTTTGATGGCACAGAAAAGACTTTCTATAAATTTGCTGTAACAGCGGAAGCTATAGCTAACAAGTACATTACTCTGCCAGAAAATATCATCGGAGTAGTAAACTTATTTCCTATTGGTATGTCTCTGTCATCTAACAACCTATTCAACATTCGCTATCAGATTGCTCTTAACGATCTATACGATCTAACAGCAACTACGATGGTTCCTTACTATCTCGCTATGCAGCATATTCAAAGCTTAGAGCAGCTACTTGTTGGACAGCAGCCATTAAGATACAATCGTCACACTAACAAGTTATATATCGACGCTGACTGGAACAAGCTCAACGTTGGAGACTATATCATTGCGGAAGCCTACCAGATAGTGGACCCAAACGTATATACTGATGCTTGGGGCGATCGTTGGTTAGCTAGATATGCTACTGCTCTCATTAAGAGACAGTGGGGATCAAACCTAACAAAATACGTTGATGTTGCTCTTCCAGGCGGTCAGAAGTTTAATGCTCAGAGAATATATGACGATGCTGAGAAAGAGATTGAAGACCTAGAAAAAGAAATGATCACAAGCTACAGCTTGCCCATCACAGATATGATTGGATAAACTATGCTCAAGTCTTTTATAGAATATATTATGTACGAACATATTCAAGAAGCCTGGGATAATGGAATCGGTAAAGAGTCTAAAGAAAGAACTGTTACTGATAACACAAAGTATGATCCAAAGACAGACTTCAAGAATGCAACAAAGGTTGGAGAAGTTGGTGGGTTACACATATATTCTTCGTCAAATGGGCAGGGCGGATTAAAGCATTTTACATGGAGTCCTAAAGATAGAAAGATTCATCATGTTGTACATGCGGTAGAAGCTACAAAGACTCCTGAAGGTAAGACGCAGCTAAAGTATCTTTCTGCTCATGGTAGAGAAGGTTCTCCCGTGAGAATGGGACATGTCTATAGCCATCTAGTTAAACATCATGGTGTTGAGTTCGTAGGAACAGGACATTCTGAGGGTGCTCGTAAAATGTGGAGTCGTTTTCATGATGACCCTGAATTAGAAGTAGTAGGCAGACACCCAGATGGAAAAGAAGTTCCGTTGAAAAAAGACAGCGAGATGTATGCCGACAAGAAAACTACTGATCCGAATAAGAGAAAGATTGGTAGAATGTCACTAATCTTAAGAAAGAAACAAACCAGTGGCAACTAACTTTTTCTTCAGAAATATAGATTATATACCAGAACAGTCTCTGCTAAACGACTTAGCTGAAGAGATGATTAAGATCTTCGGCATCGATGTTTATTACCTTCCAAGAACTACGGGAGGTGTTGATGAACTTCTTACCGAGGCTCCAAACTCATCTTTTGGTGTTGCTGTTCCTATAGAGATGTATATCAATACGTATGAAGGGTTCACAGGGCAGGGTGATATCCTCACCAAGTTCGGTTTGAGCATGAGTGATAGATTGGTTCTATCTGTTTCTAGAAGAAGATTTTCAGAAGACATAGGTAGTGTGTATAACTTAATTCGTCCTCAAGAAGGCGATCTAGTATATTTCCCTCTAACTAAAGGTATGTTTGAAATAAAGTTCGTAGAGCATGAAGCTACCTTCTATCAGACTGGCGCACTACAGCACTTTGAGTTACAACTAGAGAAGTTTAACTATAATGGAGAGGCTTTCAGTACAGGCTACGCTGATATAGATTCTGTCCAGCAGAACTATTCTACAGGATCTGATAACTTCTATATCTTAACTGAAGACGGTTATAACCTAACTACCGAAGATGATTACGACCTCGAGCTTGAGAGTTACGATCTAGAGGATATAGATCCTTCAAGTCAGAACTATGAATTTCAAATTGAGTCCGATCAGTTTACCGATTTTACTGTTGAAGATCCATTTAGTGAAGAAGGTATATACTAATGTTTGGTAAAAAATTCTATTTTGGATCTATACGAAAGTATGTTGCTCTTTTCGGAACTCTCTTTAATGATATTGAGATCGACCGTAGAGATAGCAGCGGTAATCTAATAAAGACACTCAAGGTTCCTATCTCTTATGGACCGAAAGAAAGATATCTATCTCGTATAAGAGAGAACCCTGATCTATTAAGGCAGATCAATCAGATACTACCTCGCATGTCTTTTGAGATTAAGAGCGTAGAGTATGATTCGGCGAGAAAACTTAATACTATATCAAGAAACGTTAAGACCAATAATACGTCTAATACCATTAAGTCTCAGTACAATCCTGTACCTTATAACTTTAATATTGATCTTTCTATTCTAGCTAGAAATGCAGATGATGCTATGCGTATTGTCGAACAGATTCTACCATTCTTTAAGCCAGAGTGGACCACAACAATAAATCTTATTCCAGACATGGATATTAAGATGGACATACCTGTGGTGCTAAGAAGCGTAGATTACGAAGATAGTTATGAAGGTTCATTCAACGATCGTTATGCTATCGTATGGACGCTAAGGTTTGTTCTTAAAGGATTTATCTATGGACCTATCAGCACTGTTGGTCTAATCAAACAGGCTGAAGTCAATTTCTTTGTTCCTCCTGGAAATACCGCATCAGAGGCTATAGGTGCTACTACTGTAGCAGAATATATTACCACAATCCCTGGACTGGATGCTAATGGCAATCCAACTTCTAATGCCAGTACATCAATACCTTCTTCACAGATACAAGCAAACTCCAATTACGGATTTATTGTAGATTTTTATAGTGATATCTAAAAATGAAAGCAAACAACCAGAACATAAGCAATGCTCTAGGAGTATCTCCTTTAACTCCAGCTGTGGTAGATAACGAACCAAAAGAGGTCACTCTAATGGTCGCTAAAGAAAATCACACTACTACAGACGTGGATTACAACTACACTAGATCTAATCTATATGATATTATCGAAAAAGGACAGGGTGCTCTTGATGATATGATCGAGTTTGCTAGACAGGCACAGCATCCTAGAGCGTATGAAGTTGTCGCAACCCTCTTGAGTAATCTTGTAGACGCCAACCAGAAGCTTCTTCATCTTAGTAAGCAGGTTAAAGACATTAAGAAGTCTGAAACCAAAAAAGATGAGATAGATAATAAGATCACAAACAATCTTTTTGTAGGTAGCACAGCGGAGTTACATAAGATTCTTAAAGGTGAATAATGGCTCAATATTATCTCAATAACCAGAATCTTAAGGCGGTCAATGTTCCTATTCAGTGGGACGTTGATAAGATCAAAGAATATCAGAAGTGCGAAAAAGACACAGTATATTTTACTAGAAAATATTGCAAGATTGTTAACGTTGACAAAGGTCTTATTTCTTTTGATCTTTGGCCATTTCAAGAGAACATGATCAACACTTTTGAGAGCAATCGTTACACCATCTGTAAACTACTACGTCAGTGCGGTAAGACAACAACAGTCTGCGCATATTTGCTTCACAAATTAATTTTTAATGAAACCTATCAGATTGCCATTCTTGCAAACAAAGATATGCAGGCACGAGAAATTTTGTCTCGTATTAAGTTAATGTTTGAGCATCTACCTGATTGGTTACAGCAAGGTGTAAAGCGTTGGAATGAAGGTGATATCGAACTAGAGAATGGATCAAAGGCTCTAGCGTCTGCAACAGGTGGTTCTGCGGTTCGTGGTAAAACATTCTCGCTTCTATATTTAGACGAGTTTGCGTTCGTACCAAATAACATTCAGGAAGCATTCTTCGCTTCTGTTTATCCTACAATTACTTCTGGTACAACAACCAAGGTCATTATCACATCAACACCTAATGGTATGAATCTTTTCTACAAGCTGTGGACAGACAGCGAGAATAATAAGAACAAGTATGTTCGTTGCTCTGTAAATTGGAGAGATGTTCCAGGACGTGATGAGCAGTTCAGGAAAGACTACATCTCAAACACCAGTGAGCGTCAGTGGAGACAAGAGTTTGAAACAGAGTTCTTGGGTTCTTCTAACACTCTAATTGATGGTGGTAAACTTGCACAGCTAACCTACATAGATCCTATAACCAGTTCTGGTAACGTTGATGTGTACGAATCACCTATCAGATTCGAAAATCAACCAATAAAGAATCACGTCTATCTAACTGTTGTAGATACCTCCAGAGGAGCAGGGATAGACTACTCAGCCTTTGTTGTGTTTGATATTACAGATATACCTTATAAGATTGTCGCTAAGTACAGGGATAATGAGATAGCTTCTTTGTTATATCCTAACGTAATCTACAACGTCTCTAGACATTTTAATGATGCGTACATTCTGGTAGAAACAAATGACGTAGGGCAGCAAGTTGCTGATATCTTGCAGCATGACCTAGAGTATGAAAACATTCTAGTAACCAAGGTTAAAGGTCGTGCAGGTCAGCAGATCAATGCAGGATTTGGTGGAGTAAAACTTTCTCTCGGCGTTAGAACAACTACTCAGGTAAAAAGAATCGGGTGTGCTAACTTCAAATCTCTCGTAGAAAATGATAAATTAATAATAAATGATTACGACGTTCTATATGAGATGTTTCGCTTCATAGAGCATAATGGTAAATACGAGGCGGAAGAAGGAGAGCATGATGATCTAGTTATGTGCTGTGTTCTATTCTCTTGGCTGGTAAATCAGGATTATTTTAAAGAACTAAGTAATAACGATGCCAGAATGGCAGTTATTCAGAACAATCAAAGAGTTATAGAAGAAAACCTTGCCCCATTTGGTTTTATAGATGATGGTGAAACAGATAATTTTGATGTCTCAGGAGAAGAGCCATTTAGGCCATTTAACTTTTGAAATTTTATAAATACATGAAGGTATTTCTATCCGTGTATTCTCATAAAGGGAGAGAGAAATGGCATTTCAAGTCAGCCCAGGAATTAATGTAAGTGAAATTGACTTAACTACCATCGTTCCTGCAGTTGCTACAACGCAGGGCGCACTTGGTGGCGTATTCCGTTGGGGACCAATCGGTTCACCTATTCTTATAGATTCAGAGACTCATCTAGCTAATCGTTTTGGTAAGCCAACAAACTATAATGCTGAAACATGGTTTACTGCTGCTAGCTTCCTAGCTTACGGCAATCAGCTATACATCAGCCGTGCGGCAAATACAACATCTTCTAACGTTCTAATTGCTACTTGGACATCAGTCGGATATAACGGCGCAGCTCCTACAGCAAATACTCTAGTAAGTGCAGTGTTTAACGTAACCAATCAAGACGACTACGACACTAAGCTAGCAGCCAACTCCTTTGCTGTTGCAAACTCAGACGTGCTGTTCATCGCTAAGTATCCAGGCATCATGGGAGACTCTCTAAAGATTTCTACTGTCGATAATGCTAATGCCTATACTTCTACTTTGACAAACGTATATACTGTAGACGTTTGGTCTAACGGTATGATCCAGCTTACTTTCGACGACGCTGGCGCTGTAGCTGCTAACACAGCATGGCAGAAGCTTTCTAACAACGATCTTATCCAGATTGGTAATAGCACAGTTGGTTACCAGACTATGAAGATTTCTAATAGAGGTTCTCAGCCAAGTACAAAGTATGTGAACGTATACAGCTACGATACCTACCAGCTAGCTTCAAACGTTACCGTAGGAACAGCATCAAACGCTGGCGGAACTTTGAACAGATACTGGGAGTACTATAGCACAGTAACTACAGCTCCAGGAACTTCTCAGTACGTTTCT